ATGTCTGTCAATATACCTAGTTTTTTTGCCTCACAGTTTGCAACGAATGTCGGCCTTTTGCTCCAGCAAAAAGGCTCAAAGCTCCGTAGTGCGGTTATGTCTGCTTCATATGTGGGCAAGAGTGCACAGGTTGTGGACCAAGTCGGAAGTATCGCAGCGACTTTGGTAACGACCCGTTACGCAAATATGCCTCGAACCGATGCAGCTCTTGACTCCCGATGGGTATTCCCTTCGGATTATGACGTCAACCAACTTTTGGACAGCTTCGACAAATTACGTCTCATCGTTGATCCTCAATCAGCCTACGTCACAAACGCGATGTACGCTCTAGGACGTGCAATCGATGATGTGATCATCGCAGCCATGTTCGGAACGAACTACACCGGCGTTTCTGGTGGAACTTCTACCGTATTCGGAACAGGGATGGTTGTTCCAGTCAATACCGGTGGAACTGATTCCGGAATGAATGTGAACAAGCTTCGTTATGCGAAGAAATTGCTCATGGCTAATGAAGTGGATTTCGACAATGACCCTGTCTACTGCGCGATCACCTCAAAGGAACACGACGAGCTTTTAAATGAAATCCAGGTCATCAGCCTTGATTTTAATGACAAGCCAGTCTTGGTTGGCGGGAAGGTCTCCCAGTTCTTGGGGATCAATTTCATCCACTGCGAGCGTTTGGCAACTCAGGCCGCTGGTACTGATGATCAGTCAGGTTCTTCGACTCAGATCCCAATGTGGGCAAAGTCCGGAATGCATTTAGGGCTATGGAACGACATCAATGTCGACGTGTCTCAGCGTAAGGACATCCAGTCTTTACCGTTCCAGGCTTATGCAGCAATGACGATTGGAGCGACCCGAACCGAGGAAAACAAGGTCGTTAAAATCTGGTGCCAAGCATAATTGGGGTTTTTTAATTTCTAACATTTAGTCTGAAAGAGGTGTCTTATGTCTGCTGAAAATTTAAAAAGCGCCGCAATTACGAATGCGACCGCTGTTCCATTGGTAAAGACCAACTCAAATGTGGGTGGTGGATTTCTGAAAGAAGCTTGCGGAAGTATCACTCCTGCTGCTGCTGCTGAAGCTGCATCAACCTATCGTTTTTGCCGAGTCCCTTCAAATTGTCGTATCTCTCAGTTGCTCATCAAGTGCTTGGCATTTACGACTGCAGGAAACGTAGACGTCGGAATTTACCAAACCGCTGAAAATGGTGGGGCGGTCGTAGATGCTGACTTGTTTGCAAGTGCCTACGCTCTGACCACTGCAAGGGAAAACGTAGATATCACTTACGAATCTGCGGAATATAGTTCTGCCGAAAGTGAAAAGATGCTGTGGGAAGTTCTCGGACTTTCCGCCGACTCATGCCGTGAATACGATGTTGCCGCGACGGTAACAACCGCATTTAACGGTGGTCAACCTATGCATCTCAAAGTTCGCTTTGCGGTCTAAGAGGTGATGAATGGCAAAGCATTATTACGGAATTAATATTGGCGGTGGATTAGATCCTTCAGCCGTTTCAACAGGTACTTCGACGACAAACAAAGACGTCGAGGTAGTCATTACTGATTCTGTATCAGGGATGAGTAAAGCAGAGGTGATGAAGCTTCTTGAAACGCTTGAATCTAAAATAATGGAAGGTAACGCTCCGGCGTAAAGGGGATAGAAAAATATGGGTGCAAATCCAGCAGATATGTTTGCAGTGAGTGGTAAAGTAGGGGGCGCAGGGCCTAGCTCTGACGGCAACTACAATGCCCTAAGACAAGCTAAAACGTTAGAACTGATCATGTCGATGGCGCATGGCAAGTATTACGAAGCAGCTTCCCGAGGGAAGCTTTTCAATGCTTGCATTGGTGCGGCTGGCGTGGCTCCTGGGACGGCTCTTTCTACCTCTCCCGCGATGATCATCCACAATCCAGTGAACTCTGGAATTTTGGTTGCCATCAAGCGGGTGTCAGTAGGATATCTCTCCGGAACGATTGGCGCAGGGATGATGGTGCATTCTCAGAATGCTTCCCAGCTTACCGCGCCTTCAGGTGGAACAGCACTGACGCCTATTTGTTCGCTTTTGAACGGTAGTCGCGGGAGCGCGATGCTGTACACTGGGTCTACTATTTCTGCGACAAGCACAATCGTTCGTCCATCGATATCGTTAGGTGCTTTCTTGGCTTCAGAAGCCTCGGTACCTGGCGTGTTGATTGACGAAGTCGACGGCAGCATCGTAATCCCAGCCGGGGTTGCATACTGTTATCAGGGAATCACAGCGGCAGGTTCTACTCCGCTTGTCGTGATTGGCGTACTGTACGAAGAAATCAGCGTTCCTTAATCCGAGGTGATCTATGGCTTCAGAGGTAGGGATCTGTAATCGAGCGCTTCAGAAGTTAGGTGCAAAACGAATCACAAGCTTGTCAGATGATTCTGTCAATGCTCGTGCTTGCAACGTCGCTTATGAAACGATTCGAGACAAACTTTACAGGTCTCACACTTGGAGCTTTACCATTACGAGGGCCGAGCTGGCTGCAGATAGCTCGGCCCCTGATTGGGGTCGAGCCAACTCTTTCCAACTGCCATCTGACTTCATCAAATTGGCCCCTGTTTATCCGGAAGACAACAGTAATTCGTCAGATTGGATCATCGAAGGTCGAAAGATTCTGACTGATGATTCTGACCCGATTCAAATTAGGTACGTCTACCGCGTTACCGACCCAAACGAAATGGACGTTTTATTTCGAGAACTTTTATCTACAGATCTAGCGTTTGAGATCTGTGAAGAAATCACTCAAAGCACCACTAAAAAAGAAGGTTTAAGAACAGATCGAAAAGAAATCATTGCCGAAGCGAGAAAGGCGAATGCGTTTGAGAGCGTATCCGCTGAACCACCAGAAGATTCGTATCTCACATGTAGAGGGTAGCAATGGCAAAAGTCAGTCCACTGCAGGGCAATTTTAATACAGGCGAAGTATCGCCTTTGCTATTTGGCCGAGTTGATCAAGAGAGGTACAAGTCATCCCTTGCGACTTGTCTCAATTACATTCCTACTATTCAAGGCGGTCTGATCAGGCGTTCTGGAACTGTCTTCGTTTCCGAGGTGAAAACAAGCTCTAAATCAACACGTTTAGTTCGTTTCGAATTCTCAACTACGCAAGCGTACATGATTGAGTTTGGAAATCAGTATCTTAGATTTTACAAAGATAACGGGCTGATTACGTTGGCCGCTCAGGACATTACAGGAATCACAAAAGCAAATCCTGCGGTTGTGACCTATTCAGGCGCGGACACCTACGCCAATGGCGATCGAATTGTGATTACAGGCGTCTCCGGAATGACTCAAGTCAATAACCGGGAATTCATTGTCGCCAATGTGAACGCAGGCGCAAATACCTTTGAATTGCAAACAGTCTTGGCCGTGAATGTGAACAGTACCGCCTATTCGACTTACACTTCTGGCGGCAGCATCGAAGAAGTTTACGAGATCGCGTCTACCTATGTCGAAGCAGATCTTTTTGAACTCAAATTTACCCAAAGCGCTGACGTTCTCTATATCGTTCATCCCAGCTATCCTCCTAGAAAACTTTCTCGTACAGGGCACACGGCTTGGACGTTGACAACGATTGATTTTCTAGACGGCCCATATCTCAATCAAAATACGACGGCGACGACTCTCACTCCGGGTGCTGCAACAGGAACGGGGGTCACGCTCACAGCGTCAGCGGTAACAGGGATCAACGCTGATGCAGGTTTCGCTTCAACAGACGTGGGGAGATTGATTCGGCTAAAGCAGGGATCTGTCTGGGGCTACTGCAAGATTGTAGGTTTCACAAGTACAACAGTTGTGACAGTAGACATCATTAATACCCTGACGAGCACTGCTGCTAAAACAGCTTGGCGTTTAGGGGTTTGGTCTGGAACAACGGGGTACCCTGCTTGCGTCGTCTTTTTTGAAGATCGTCTCTTTTTGGCTGGCACTCCAGATTCTCCGCAACGGCTTGATGGGAGCAATTCCGGGGATTATGAAAACTTTGCTCCTAGCGACACGGCGGGAACCAGTACGTCAAGTAATGCAGTAGGTTTTTCCCTTAATGCAAATGACGTGCAGGTTATTCGATG